GCGGAGATTGTCTGATGGCTAAGTACCGCATCAGGTTCAACAAGTCCCGAGGCGCTCCCGGCCGTGGGTCTATGGAGCATGTCTGGCGCGTTTTTGAGGGCGAGAAGGAATACATCGTTAAGCATTTCCGCCTTGAATGCTTCTCCTACAGCGAAAAACAAGAGGGTTCTGAGGATTGGAACGTTTGCTGTGATGCAGACATGACGATCGACCGAGAAACTTCTACAGCCACTTTTAAGTCACCTTTAACCCTTAACAAATTAGGAATTGAACATGGACAAGATCACAGTCAGCACACAACTGCTTAACCAAGTATTGGCTTATTTGGGCAACCGCCCTTTCCATGAAGTGTTTCAGTTGATTCAATCTCTCCAACAAGAGGCCCAATCACAATTGGCCCCACCCCCTGTAGAAACCCCAGTTCAACTAACTCAGGAGTAATTCATGTCCTTCATTGACAATTTGCGTTTGCATCTCCAAGACTTTGAGACCGAAGTTTCTGATGAAATCCACAAGTTCATCGACTTCTTGGATAGCCGTACCGGTGACCCAAAGCCTGCCGTGGTTAACCCACCCCAGCCCGCTACGGTTCCCGTGCCCCTTAATACCTTTACAGCCCCTGTGGTAGCCACCGGTGGAGTCTTTACTTGCGTTGCTCCAGTGGCTCCCGCCGCCGAGCCTGATGCTCCAGTTGCTGAGGCAAGCCCTGCCGATGCTCCTGCCGTTTCTGCTGATGCTGGTAGTAATGATGCTGGTGAAGCACCCGCTGCTGAGGTTCTTCCTGATAGCACCCCTGCTGTGGCTGATGAACCAGCGGTGGTAGAGCCACCCAAGGAGTCTTGATCATGGCCACAAAGAACTGGATTGCTGGTGCAATCAAGCATCCCGGCGCTTTGAAAGAGGCTTTGCACGTTCCTGAAGGCAAGAAGATTCCTGCCAAGAAACTGGAAGCCGCTGCCAAGAAACCCGGAAAGATGGGGCAACGCGCTCGTTTGGCCAAGACTCTTCGGGGTTTTGACTGATGAGCGACATCGAGAAGGACTTGGCCGTTCATGAGGCCATTTGCACTGAGAGATACAACCATATCTTCCAGATGCTCAAGGACGGCGATAAACGCATGACCAAGATAGAGTATTTGCTCTATGGGGTCATGCTGATGGTTCTTCTCGGCCCCGGTGTTGCCGGTACGTTTTTTCACAAATTTTTCGGGTTGTAAGACTTAAAATCGCTGTCTAGAAAGGGGGTGGCAAATGATCGATCCACTAACCGCTCTAGCGGCGATTCAATCAGCAGTAAAACTCGTCAAAAAGATCAGTGCGACTGTTGACGACGTAGGTTCTCTCGGCCCTGTTCTGGGTAAGTATTTCGACGCCAAGACCAATGCGGTGCAGGCGGTTCAAGAAGCCAAGGATTCAGGCAAGTCCTCCAACATGGGCACGGCCATCCAAATTGAGATGGCGCTTGAGCAGGCTAAGCAATTTGAGGCTGAATTGCAGATGCTCTTTATGCAAGCCGGCAAGATCGATGTCTGGAACAAAATTAAAGCCCGCGCCGGTCAAATGGATAAGGCCGACAAGTTTGCGGCTCAGGCTGCTGAAGACCGAGCCAAGGCTAAGAAAAAAGAACAAGAAGAATTCATGATCTTTGCTTTGATTGCGGTCTTAGTTATCGTCCTTGGGTATGTTGGGTTTTTATTTGTTCAGGAGAGTGTTGACTATGCTAAAAAGAATAGCCATCCTGTTCATCACTCTAAGCATTAACGGCTGCGGTGACGAATATCGTTACCACTGCCAAGACCCAAAGCACTTTGGTGATGCTCAGTGTCAAAAGCCTGCCTGTGAGTTCTCGCAGACCTGTCCTGACTATCTTATAGCCCCTATTCTGGAGAAGAAAATTGAAGGAACTTCTGTTAGCCCTCCTAACGCGCAACCCGGATCAGCAGCGACTAACTGCCGATGAAATAGACACCCGAGTTCGGGCGTTTGTCATCATCATGGTGACGTTGATCTTTGGTTTTATCACCATTGCTTTGCTGTATTCGGTGACGTTCGTGACTCAGCCAATGAAGGCTATGGCTCCGATCGACCAAGCGTATACCAAGATGCTCAACGACATCGTTTTGTTGATTGTGGGCGGTATTGGTGGCATTCTGACCAAGGGCATCACGACAGAGGCATCCAATATGATCACAGCGGCCAAAAACAATACGGCCGCCTATACGCCTCCACCACCCCCTCCACCCGCTCCGGTGGTGATGATGGCTCCAGCACCTAATTGGACACCCCCACCTATGCCGGCTGCCCCTCCTAATTTGGAGCCAGATCACGAACGTGAACGCATGGCCCAAGCAAGAGCAGAGGCCCACAATGCTTAGTTGGTTCTTTGACGACCTGTTTTATGTCCTCGCCGTGGCCGCTTTGGTGGTCGGGGCTGTAGGTTATGCCCTGAGTTTTTTCGTAGGGTTTATACCTATGCTAAAGCCCCATGCCCTCGTTTTGAAGGTTGTGGGAATCGTGTTAGTCCTATTGGGAGGTTTTTATGTCGCAGATCATCGAGGTTATCAACGCCGTGTTGACGAAGATAAAGCAGAAATTGAACGACTTAACGGCGAAGCAAGAGCCAAAGAAGCCGAACTAAACGGCAAGTTAGCAACCGCCAATTCAGCACTTAGGAAAGCGAAAAATGATGTCAAAACCAAGCAGAATGATCTTATTTCTCGCGCTGACTCTGGCGAGTTGCGCCTCCCCTCCTCCTGTGGTGTACAAGCCGGTGCAGATGCCCCCGCTGCCGGAGGAAATCCAACCAATGAGTCCGACACTGAGCGACAGGCTATCAAAGATCTTATCGCCATCGCAGCAGAAGGCGACACAGCCATCACCCAACTCAACGCCTGCATCACCACCTACAACCAAGTAAGGCAGACAGTCAATGAGGGGGTCAAATGATCACCGCTGAGAAACTCCACGCCTTGGGTATTGGTGCTGAATGGGTTGAACCTTTAGAAGCCACTTTTAGGAAGTTTGGCATCGATGACTTGCCTAAACAGGCCGCTTTTATTGGCCAATGCTCCCACGAATCTGGCCACTTTAGGAAGTTAGAGGAAAACCTCAACTACTCGGCTGATACCCTGAACCGCCTATTTGGGCATAAATTCAAGCCGGGTGAGATTGAGCAGTACGCCCACCAGCCTCAGCGGATAGCGAATCGAATTTACTCGAACCGTATGGGTAATCGTGACGAGGCTTCTGGGGATGGGTGGCTGTACCACGGGCGCGGCATCATCCAGTTGACCGGACACGACAATTTCTGGCACTTCGGGCAGGCTGTAGGCATGAATTTCGTGCATAACCCAGCCCCAGTTTCTCAGCCGATGTATGCCGCCATGAGTGGTGGCTGGTTTTGGCAAACGCACGGCTGTAATGCCTTGGCAGAGGCAGAAAACTGGGAAGGGTTGACCAAACGTATCAATGGCGGTCTTTTTGGCCTCAATGAGCGTGTCGCCTTGACCCGACAGGCTTTGGCCGTCCTTGCTTAGAGGGATAAAGGCATATAAAATGGCGAAATGTGATTCATATTTATTGGGGTTATAGGTTATGACCACGACAGCATCTCCGATTGCTAGTACAGCGTCTGTAATGACCTATGACTCGCTGACGGTAAATATCCAGAACTACCTTGAGCGCTCCGATGCGGTGACGCTCCAAAACATTCCGCTCTTCATCATGTTGGCGGAGCAAACCATCTCTATCGACATCAAGTTCCTCGGGAATTTGAACGTTGCTACCAGCACGATGGTTCCCGGCAATCCAATCATTGCAAAACCCGTTCGCTGGCACAAAACAGTGTCGATGAACGTAACCGATTCGTCAGGGAATCGAAACCCAGTCCTTTTACGCAAGTATGAGTATCTGCGGTTTTATGACCAAAATGCCACGACAGAGGGACTTCCTTTGTACTACGGTGACTACAACTACGACAACTGGTTAGTAGCACCGACACCTGATCAAGCCTACGCTTTTGAGGTTCTCTACTACGAGCGGGTACAGCCGCTTGATTCTTCCAACCAAACCAACTGGTTCACCCAGTATGCGCCGCAAGCGCTGTTGTATGGTTCGCTCCTTCAGGCTATGCCGTTTTTAAAGAACGATGACAGAATCCCGATGTGGCAACAGCAATATACAGCAGCGATGAGTGCCCTCAAAGCCGAGGATACGCAGCGTATTGGTGACAGACAAGCATCGGTACTTGACACATGAGTTATTTAAGCCCATTCACCGGCGACGTCATTCAGCCAACAGACGTTTCCTACAACAACATCACATTGACCGCAACGACTCAGTTGTTCTGGTCATTCGACGGCAACGGAACCGAAACGTATGCGGCTCGGATTATGGATGTTTCGACATCCAATTCGGCATACCACCTGATCATGCCCCCAGCATCTCAGGCTTCTGTCGGCCAAGATGCAATGATCCGCAACTACGGGTCTGCAACTCTCAATGTCTACGCTTATGGCAATTCAACCCTGATTGCAAGCGTCGCCCCAAGCAGCGCGGTTTACATCTACCTGACAAGCGTCAGCACCGATGCAGGCACTTGGAACGACCTTGCCTTCGGTTCTGGAGCCTCCTCGGTTCAAGCGGCCACCTTGGCTGGATATGGCTTGTTGGCAATCTCCAACACGCTGAATACCGTTACGCCGGTCACGACTTTCTCGGCCAGCCAAACAACTGACTCCACCTATTTGGCACAGACCTATGTCTGGGTTGGTGGTGCTGGAACGCTCACATTGGGGTCTGCGGCCTCTTTGGGCAACAGTTGGTACATGAATGTCCGCAACTCAGGTACAGGCGCTTTAAACCTGCTTTGCCAAGGCTCTGACACGATTAACGGCTCGGCTAATCTGTACTTCAACCCCGGTGACTCGGCCATTGTTGTTTGCTCTGGTGGCGCTTTCTATACCGTGGGCTTAGGCCGCAATACCAACTTTGCCTTCACCCAATTAACCAAATCGGTTACGAATGGCACATACGTCCTGACGACCACCGAGGCGTCTAACGTCATCATGAAGTTTGTCGGTACGCTGACGGCCAACGTGACGATCCAAGTACCTCCTTCGGTGCAGGTGTACTACATTGAGAACGCAACGGTCGGCGGTGTTAGCAACTACACCGTGACGATCACCACAGGCGTTTCTGGTGGTGCAAATGCCACCATCGGCTCAAACCTGCAATCTATTCTGATCTGCGACTCGATCAACTTAGTG